AAGATTTTCTTTCGCCGTGAGGGAATCGCCTGGTTCAATCGGTCGAGGATATGGGAGTCTTTGTGGTATCTCAGCCAGTCGGCGAGGTCGTTTCCGTGCTGGTAGCGTCTCCACGGTAATTCGAGGATAACGGTATCCTCACGGGCCTGCTGTACCTGTTTGAGCATCTTCTGCGCGGCTTCATCGCCCTGTGGTATGTATAAGAGGGTTCGGGCATCTGCGATTTCCCGCAGCCATTCTCGCTTAAAGAGGGCGGTCGGGGTGCCTACGACGTGGTAGCGATTGCGTTCCTCATTATCCGGGGTGTGGGGTCCCAGAAGGTCATCCAGGGCCTGACACAGGCGCAGGGTGTCGGTTTCCCCCTCCATGAGGATACAGGTATCATAATAGGTCTCCGGCAGATGCTCCGTGCCATAGAGCGTAAAGTAACTTTTTTTCGGGGCGGATTTACTACCGGCCTCATCCCGCAATCGCAAGCCGGTAATTTTTCCATTGTAGTAGTAAGGGAAGGTCAGGCAGTCCCTTAAAAAGTGATCGGGCGCTTTTTCGATGGGAAGAAACCCTACGCCGTACCGTGACAATGTACTATAGTGAATTCCCCTGGCATCGTCGTACCAGCGCACAAGGGGATTATCCTCTGTCAGGAGCAGTTTGGACTCCTCATACAATAAGGTCAGTTTTGGCTGTGGTAGGGGCGGCGTAAAACTGAAGTGGCTATCATCGTGGTAGACCAGTTTCGATTCCTGCCGGAAGGATTCCAGGGCGGGCAGGATTTCCCCTTTGGAGCCACCTGTCAATCTTTCCAGCAGCTCCACCGGGGAGAAGGTCCCGCAGACGAAGCAGTTAAACGTGCCGGTCGTGCGGGATACTCCTGCGGAGGGTGTGCTGTCGTCATGGAACGGGCAGCGGACGCGGTACCAGGGACTATCCGGTAGGGTTTCGGCAAACTCTAAGTAAGGCTCCAAAAATTCCCGGTAGGTTCCTTTGATTTCCTCAGAGGGGGCAGCGGCTTCCTTGCCTGCCGGGGCTTCCTCATGCACTTTATTTCTCACAGGGGGTAAGTACCTTAGTTATAATTATAGATGGGGAGGGGGTAAAAAGGACGGAGGGAAAAGGCCCCCTCCGCCTTAGATGCTACCTCAGTTCAAACGATGTTAGAGTATCACACTCGTTTCAACACCATATTGGTTCGGCTAAAGGCTTCTCTCCTCGTGAGAAAATTGAGGGTGGTTTAACGGGGAGGGGCGGCATAGCGCATACCAGTAGGTTATACCTATTTCCGGGGGCTGTCAAGCAGAAACATTTATCGGTAGGCTCCCCCTTCGTTTTCCCAGTGGGGAAGTACGATCTTCATCTGTGCTATAGTCTCCTGATATTGTCGCCGGGAATTTCGTAACTGCTAACGAGGGCAGACGGTTCTTCCAGGTCGAATTCCGGCACTCCCTTTAGAATTATGTTCTCCCGCCTCAGTGCGTACAATTCTTTTCTCAGTGCGTACAATTCTTTCCTGAGTGCGGTCAAAGTCCTGTAGGATTCTACAAGAATAACAACGACATCAGCATCAATGGTGGTACGAGTCCCCAATGATTTCGATTTCCACGCCCGATATGCTGCGTTGTCCAGCAGTTCCCCGGTCAGCATCGACAGTTCTGGTTCTCTGTTGGTCATGTCAGGCATTCTCTTTGCCCTCCTCCGGGGATTTGTCCAACTCCAATAGAAGCGCGTCTGCGAACCGTACTGCCTCTGTCGCTGTGTAGTTCGGGAAAGTTGCATACTCTGGACTACGGGCGGCAAGGATACCCGTAAGTGCAGCGGCGGCGAAGTAGTCACGGCGGATAGCACGGTCCCCAGTGGTTTCAATCCTCACCGGCCCCGAAGAGCCGGTGCAACTTTCTTTGACCGGTTCTGTCGTTATATCTTCCATGATTATTTATCCAGTCCCATCTTCGCCCGCCAGAGGGCGCGATAGTCTATGTTCGCCTTACTACCCCGTACCCCTTTTAGAGTGTAGCGAGAGTTTAGTACGGTGATTCCGTCCAGTTTGTAGCCCTCTATAACCTCATAACGTTTATTCTGTGCCTCAGATTTCGTCTTAAAGGTTTCGATAAGCACCACTTCGTAGGTAGCGTTTGCCTCTACTAACTCGTTTATCTTTTTGATGTACGCGGCAGGTTTTGTCTTACCCCGCCCCTTCTTATCCTGCGCGGCATAGAAGTCCAGGGAATTTCGGAGGTCTTCCGCGCTGGTATGTTGGGAGAGCATGACATAGAAGGGGTTGCCGGACTGATAGTAGGTATCCCGGAATTTTTGGGGTTTTGCGTTCATTACTTCATCCTGGCTATCTCCTAATACATAGACGCTCCATGTCTGATTGGTCTTGATGAGCGCGGAGAGGGCTGCCGATAGTTCGGTGTAGTGTTCTGTTTGATAGGCTTTTTTAGCCTCTATCGCCAGCGATTTTGTCAGATGGTGAGAAAGGATACAGGTTTCTGTATCTTCATTCCTTGACCAGAGGGCTTCAATGGCGAGGCAAAGTGTTACCTGTGGTCGTTTGCCGTTGATCAATTCCTGCTTTACCGTGTTCAAGCGGTCTTCCGGGTCTTGTACCGTGACCCCCAGGAAGTAGGGTTGCTTTGTTAGTACCCCCTGATAGGCATAAAGGGTGTAGTTCCCTTCCTCCTGGGCATCCGTCAAATCTTCCTGCTTCTGCGACTCTAATATCAATTCGGGTACTCCTTTCGGGGAATAGGTATGTTTTATCATTTAGTAGGTAGTCTGTCAAGTATTTTGCCATACAAAGTGATTAAGATTAAAATAAATTTTTATGGTTGTGGTATAGTCATGGTATGTTCATGGTATATATGTTGAAAGTGTAGGATAGTTTTATAACAAGTTTTATTGTATTCATGTACCTCACTATCACTCACCATCGTTTATTATCCGATAATATCCTTTCTTTCGTACATGTGGGAGGGGGGGGGTATTACCCCCACCCCCACCAACACGTAAAAAAGGAAGGTTATCGGGAATAATACGTGGGATGAGATGAATAGCACCGAATTATGAAGAAAAGAAAAATAGGGAAATTTTTGCCCAGAAAATCCCCTGCCTGTGCGCCGGATGGGGTAAACGTCCCGGATAGCGCGCGGAATAGCACAGAAGTCAAGCCAGGGGTGTAGAAATGGGTATTTTGAAGGGGGGTTGAACCAGGGATTGCAGGCAGCAGGGGGATATGCCGGAAAAGGGCTATAAATATTGAAAATTTTGTGATAGAATGCAGTACCGAAATGGCTAAAAAGTCTGTTACCCCGCCGCCGATTCTCAACCAGGAGTATGCCAGGGTTAGCGTGGATGTCCTGAAACTGCATCCCCGCAATATCCGGCAAGGAGACACGGGGGCTATTTATGAGTCTATTGAGGCGAATGGGTTCTACGGAGCCTGTGTGGTACAGCGATCCACAAACTTTGTTCTGGCAGGCAATCACAGGCTTATCGGGGCGAAGAATGCCGGATTGAAAGAGGTTCCGGTTATCTGGGTGGATGTGGATGACGAAGCGGCCCTGCGTATCATGCTGGTAGACAATCGTACCAATGATTTAGCGTCAAATTCGGAAGCGGCCCTTGCGGAATTACTCACGGAACTGGCAAGAACGCCGGTCGGACTCGCCGGGACAGGTTTTGACGGTGATGACCTGGATTTATTGCTTTCGGACCTGGCTCGCCCGATGCCGGATACATCAGGAGACAGGATTACCCCGGAGGCAGCCCGGAAGACATTAGCGGAGCGGTTCGGCGTTCCCCCTTTCTCCGTTCTGGACGCACGGCAAGGATACTGGCAGGATAGAAAACGGGCATGGCTCGCCCTCGGTATACAGAGTGAACTGGGCCGGGGAGAGAATCCACAGGAACCCTCTAACGCTCCCGGAGGCGCACCCCGTCCGGCGACGCGCCTCCGGGATGGGGAAACAGTACGCGGCGACAGTAAGGGGAAAGCATTAAATCCTGCCCGTTGCTTTGGGCAGGATTTAATGCGCGGCGAAGGGACGAACGTACTGCCGGGTAAGAAAGACCGTCTGACCTGGGTTCCCGGAGATAGGGAAAAACAAGATTTAGACGAGACCAGCCGCAAGAATCTTGCGGCTGGTCGGAAGCCTGCGCATTCGATACCTGGCGGGGGAACCGGTAAAAACAGTGGATACATGTTTCGTACTGAAGGGGGCGATAGCCCCCTGAAGGAGATTCAGCAGGAAGCAGACAAAAAACTCGGCGGCCTTATCCGTCCAAGTAAGGCCGCCGAGTTTGATGGCTACCGAGTACAGAACGGGGAACGTGAGACGCCGGAAGTAAGCGGAACCTCTATCTTTGACCCGGTGCTTTGTGAACTCGCGTACCGCTGGTTTTGCCCACCGGAGGCGCAGGTATTAGACCCGTTCGCCGGGGGGTCTGTGCGGGGCGTTGTGGCGTCCCTGTTGGGGTATCTATATACTGGCGTGGAACTTCGCGGGGAGCAGGTCGCCGCAAACGAGGTACAGGGGAAGGAAATCGGAAACTCGGAAAAACCGTGCCGGTGGATAACGGGGGATTCCCGGAATATTGAAATCCTTGCGCCAGGGGAATATGATTTTGTTTTCTCCTGCCCTCCGTATGCCGATTTAGAGCGGTATAGCGAAGACCCGCAGGACATCAGTACCCTGGAATATCGGGAATTCCTCACGGTGTACCGGGGGATAATCGCCGGGGCGGTGGGGATGTTGAAACCGGAACGTTTTGCCTGCTTCGTGGTCGGGGATGTGCGGGACAGGAAGCGGGGATTTTACCATAACTTCGTCTCTGATACGATACAGGCGTTTTTAGATGCCGGAATGGAACTCTATAATGAAGCAATTCTAATAACTTCGGTGGGTTCGCTTCCCATTCGAGTAGGAAAGCAGTTCGGCTCCTACCGTAAACTGGGTAAAACTCACCAGAACGTACTGGTATTTTACAAGGGGAATCAAAAGAACATCCCCGGCATTTTCGGGGATGTTGACTTTACAGAGGCGGAGGAAACGGCTACCGCATGAGGGCAAGCGCGGAGGCAGGTTTGAACGGTTTTTTATACTTCCTGGCTATCTCCTTGCCCTTTACATTGATAGCGTCAGCAAGCAGTTGGGCAGCGGCCTTCATTTCATCATAGGAGCCTGCCCCGGCATAGAAACGGACTTTTGCCGATTGCAGGGATTCACGAAGGGTAAGGATTTCAGGGTTCATTTTGTAAGTACCTCAGATTGATACTATAATTATAATCTATCAATTTAGAATTGTCAAGGAAGAAAATAATGGCAGGTCGGCCTACAAAACTTACACTACAAATTCAGGAGGATATTTGTAAAGCCCTCCTCGCAGGAAACCATTTTTCAACGGCTGCTCAGTACGCAGGTGTAGACATAAGTACGGCTAAAGATTGGGTTTTACGGGGTGAAGGACGAATAAAAGGACGCCCTGCCACGGCAGAATATGTTGCATTTGCGGTCGCTGTTCGTAAGGCGGAGACCGATGCCGAGGTTCGGACCGTTGCAAACTGGCAAAATGCGATCCCGAACAACTGGCAAGCAGCACGGGATTTCTTAGCACGACGGTACCCGAAACGATGGCAGGAGAAGAAAAGAATCGAACTCGCTGACCTTACCCCAGAGCAAATAATGGCGCTATTGCTTGAGGAAGGCGATACCCCAGGGGACGATACTACCGAGGGAGAAGAATGAGTAAGGCTAAAAAACTACCACGAGTGATTATTCGCTCTGCCATTTTCTTGCGTCTCGCTACGGAACTTGAACACCTTGACAGTCTGGGAACATTTTATGCAGAATTCGATGAATCCGATATAGATAATGTCATCGCAGAAGTTCAAGCCCTGCGAGATGAGTTCTCTGTACGCGGTATCCCGTTTCTTCATCATCCGGTATCTGACCCTAACTGTACCATAGAGAAGTAGGGAAACTATTTCCCCATGGTTAAACTTCCCCCGAAACTTCGCGCGCGGCTCGTGGCGGAGGCCATTCGTCGCGGGCTGATGGCGGCCCCGGTCCCTGGTGCCTTATCGCCGAGGGAGATCGGCAAACTCCCCTATACTGAGTTTCTCTCACGATACTTTCCCCAGGCCGCGCGCTTCTCCTTAGCAAGCAGGCATATTGATTTATGGGAATGGGTCTCCTCCCTGCAAGCCGGTGTCTACCAGCCCGGCTACTTTGCGGTATGGCCCCGTGGGGGTGCAAAAAGTTCTACTGCGGAATTGTCTACCAATTATCTGGGATGCCGATTGACCCGCCGTTTTGCGCTTGTCGTTTCGGAGACACAGGAACAGGCGGACGTACACGTTCAGAATATAGCGACTAATTTTGAGAATTTAGGCGTTCCCCGTGCATTAAGTGTCTATGGTAAGTCTAAGGGGTGGCGGCGTAACCAATTACAGACAGCACAGGGCTTCAATGTCGCTGCTTTCGGGCTGGATGTGGGCCTTAGAGGTATTAAGATTGATAACTATCGCCCTGACATTATCGCATTAGATGACATTGATAACCGGCACGATACCCTACAGACCCGCAAAAAGAAGATTGAAACCTTAACCCAGACCGTTATTCCCTCCGGCTCAATGGACTGTACGGTACTCGGCGCACAGAACCGAATCACAAAGGATTCCATTTTCTCACAGGTAATTGATCGTAAGACGGATTTCCTCACAGATATACAATTTACCGAAGATAAGGCCCTTATAAACCCGACAATTGTTAAAGTTTTCAATGAACTAACACAGATATATCAGTACAAGGTAACGGAAGGGGAGCCGACCTGGGAAGGGCAGGACATCGCCGCCTGTGAAAGCCTCCTTGCGCGCATTGGACTAAAGGCGTTTCTGCGAGAGTGCCAGCAGCAGGTTGAGGAGACTGAAGGGGGTATCTGGACAGCGGAGGTCATTGAGGAGACCCGGAGAATCAGTCACCCGCAACTGCTCCGAACCGTGGTCGCGGTGGACCCTTCTTCCTCCGCAGACGGGGATGCCTGCGGAATCATTGTCGGCGGTGTGGCGCGAATTCTCGGCATCCTCCATGCCTTCATCATTGAGGATGCCACAATGGAGCATTCTACCCCTAAGCAGTGGGCCGCACAGGTACTGGCCTGTGCGCGCAAGTTCAACGCTGCCGAGATCGTCGTGGAGGGAAACCACGGGGGCGGCATGGCCCGAACGATCTTAGAGTCGGAGGCGCAACTGCAAAAAGAGCCGCTAAATATCCCCGTTCGGTTAGTCCATGCGACGGTGGGGAAAGTTACACGCGCTGAACCCGTGGAGAAGAAATACGAGGATGGGTTAGTACACCATGTGGGGCATTTTGTCGAATTGGAGGCCGAATTAACCTCCTGGCGACCAACTTCGGGTATGCCTTCGCCCGGTCGCTTAGATGCCTGTGTTTGGGCTGTGCATGCCCTATTGGATGAAGAATCAGTATTGACTTTTTATTGATTACCTTGTATGGTATAATATTTGGTAGGGGCAAATACCAATATGGACTATACAGAGATTAAGTCAATTCGGGGGAATCGTATTCAGGTTGTCAACTTCAATGGGCTTGAATACAGACGGTACCCTGACAGTACCAGCAAACCTGCTGCCCGGTACTTTTATCCCTATGAGAAGGGGAATCGCGCCCTCGGTAAGCCCTGCCTCCACGTTGCGGTATGGGAGCATCATCACGGCCCCGTTCCGAAAGATTATCACATCCACCACAAAGATAAGGGATTCGAGGATAACAGTATTGAAAACCTTGAAATGCTTTCTCGAAAGGAACATGGTGCGCGGCATCGTGGAGATGATATGGAACGCAAGGTCAAGCAGATGGACTATGCGCGTAAATTTGCGTCCGAGTGGCATGGTAGCGAAGAGGGGCTTGCTTGGCATTCGGAACATGGTAAACACACTTGGGATAACCGGGAGCGTGAAAAGTTGATTGTTTGCGTCGAATGTGGGAAGGAATCTCTCTCTTACTTTGGCGACCAACCAGACCTTCGATTCTGCTCTCGTGTGTGTACTAACAGATACAATCACCGTACCAAGAGATACCATGAGACACGGACCTGCATCGTTTGTGGCAATTCTTTTATCATCAAGAAAAGCCTTAAACAGCAGTCTTGCTCTCGTAAATGCTCGTGGGTTATTCGTCGGGATGTGCCTGGGGGTAAATAAGGAATGTGGTATGCTGTGGGGTAGGATAAGCAACCCTACCCCATGAATAACGGACTCCAAAAGTTTATAGACCGGGCGAAGTCCTTTTTTGTGGAGCAGAAAAGCCCTTTTAACGCACCCTACTCCGAAAATTGGCATTGGCACCCGGTATCCCAATCCTTTGACAATGGCAGATTACCCGGAAGTAATCGGGACTGGGCTGTTAAAGCCGGGGACCTGTGGCTTAACGGCACTATCGCGATTGGCCTGGATTGGATTCAAAACGCACTATTAGATGCCCCGATACGAGTCTTCCGGGATGTGGTCAATAGTGAGGGAATCACCGACCAGGTTCCGATTCCCCCGGAGAATTCCGTATACGCCAATCTGTTGGAAAACCCAAATCCCTGGTACGATGGTAGCACCCTCTGGGCCGGTACCGTTACCTCCTGGAAAACGGACGGGAATGCCTACTGGCTGAAATGGCGACTGCTCGGACCCGGCAGCAATTCCCCCGTAATCGGCCTTTTTTATATTCCTCACTACCTGATTGAGCCGGCGCGCCGCAAACCGCAGGACGGCGGTGGGTTGTACTACCGCTACTGGGTCGGGGGTGTCTCACAAGAAATTCCCTATGAGGATGTCATTCACTTCCGCAAAGGGCTGGACCCCCGAAACACCCTGAAGGGAATCAGTCCCCTCCGGGCCAACCTGCGCTCCGTCGTTGCCACCAATGAGGTAGATACCTACCTCACGGGCATTCTCCTTAACATGGGCATTCCCGGTGCCATTGCTGCTCCGAAGGGGGAGGGCGTTCGGGTAGACCCGGATAAAGCCGAACTGATGAAGGAGAAATGGGCCGCCCTTAGAGGAGATCGTGTCGGGGAACTCCTGGTAGCGCCGGTGGCAATGGAGATAACCCCGGCAGGATTCAACCCGGAACAACTCATGCTGGACAAAATACGCACGGTTCCGCAGGAAACCCTTTGCGCGGCGCTTGGCTTATCTTCGATGATTCTCAATTTGCCGTCCGGTGCAGGCAATCGAACCTACAGCAATTATGCCGAGGCCGATAGCCAGGCATGGCTGAACGGTATCGTCCCGATGGCGAAGATACTGTCTCGGCAGTTAAAAGCCCATGCGGTTGACTTAGGCGCACGGCCAGGGGAGTACGCGGCCTTCGACATGACCGGCGTGATTGCCCTTCAAGGCGATATGAAGGTCATCGCCGATACCCGCTTCGTGCAGGCACAGGCCGCTGTGCAACTGGTGAACATCGGCTTTGACCCAGAAGAGACTATCGCCGCCCTCGGACTGCCGGAAATAGCCTTTATCGGCAGGCCCCAACCTGTCGCGAGTGGACCCAATACTGGAACGGAAGCCGGTGAGGATGAAGCAGAGCAGGAATCCGAGGATGGTAAATCCTGGCAGCCCCTGTATGAATACGACGCAGACCCCCACTATCTGACAAAGGACGGGCTATCCGCTGTTTCACGTGAAACATCGGCGCTGTATGCTGCCCTGAATCAGTTCCGCCACCAGTTATCCAACCGGGAGAAATCAGCGGTACAGGACATCCTCCGGGTCATGGCTGCTGGGACGAAGCGAATCCAAAAACTGCTGATTCCTGTCTACTCACGAATCAAGGAACTGCAAGACGCCGGGCAGCCTGTACCGGTACAGATTGAAGGAATGCGAACTGCCTATGAGCGGCAATTAGGCTTGCTCACGGAGGAGTACCAGAGCCTGAGTACCTCCCTGTCGGAGATTGTAGAGGGCGCGCAGGAATCGGCTATCTCAAATACGATTGCCAATTCCACAGGCATTTTTCAAGCCTCTCTGGGTTCTATCCCCACCGGCATTACCCCGGCACAGGAAAATACAGCCCTGCGGATTATGACCGGATTCTCAACCGGGGGCCGTCACGGATTAGACGCCATGCGGACACTGGTAGGCTTCACCGGAGATGGCAGCCCGGTTAAATCTTACCTCAGTGAGAAATTCAAGGGTTTAGAGAAATCCATTGTAGAGGAGATGGGAGCCGGTCTGATTGCCGGGGAGAATCCGGTCAAGGTGGCACGTCGCATCGGCAAACTAACTGACAAAGCCACCAATGAGGTAACGACCTTAACCCGAACCGAAATGCTCCGTGCATCCCGCGAGGCATCCCGTGAACTGTACGAAGGGTCCAGCGTTTGTGATGGTTGGACCTGGTTTTGCGCTCAAGATAGTAGAACATGTGTTTGCTGTTGGGCTATGAGCGGAAAAAAGTTTACATCTGACGTGAAATTTGGTAGCCATCCGTCTTGCAGATGCTCCCTAATTTGCAGCACGAAGTCATGGAGTGAACTGCTCGGTGTGGATGGCTTGGAGGATACCCAACCGGAAATACCAGACGGTTCGGAGGTATTCGCGGCCCTTTCTCATAAAAAGCAAGCAGAGATATTAGGGCCTGGGGGATATGAACTTTATCGGGCCGGTAAACCGCTGGAATCCTGGGTACACTACGAAGAGAACCCGCAATGGGGACCGACACGGCGCGTTAGTACCTTAGCGGAGGTGAACACTCCATGAGGCTTGTCCTCATGGCTTCTATGCCGGTATACCGACAAGGCCGTATGTTCCCACGGCTTTTTGCAGAATGTTAATCGCGGCATTGGTATCTCTGTCCAGACTTGACCCGCATATCGGGCAGAGGTGCCAACGCTCTTTTAGTGTTTTCTTTGCACGATGCCCGCACTGATGGCAGTCCTGCGAAGTGTACGCTGGGTCTATGTTTGCCACTATCCTACCGGCACTTTCAGCCTTGTAGGATAGTACAGCGCGAAACATTGACCATGCAGCATCACTGATGCTTTTAGCAAGGCAATGGTTCTGCATCATGCCTTTAATGTTGAGTTTTTCAACGGCGATTGTGCCGTACTCATTAACCAGTTTACGGGATAACTGATGCACAAAATCATGCCTGCGATTACGAATACGCTCATGGATACGAGACAGAACCTTGTTGGCTTTGCGCCGGGGCTTACTGGCCTTCGCGGTTCGGGATTGTTTCCTGCCTGCCTTCGCCAACGCTTTCTCATCCTGTCGAAAGAATCTCGGATTCTCCACGAACGAGCCGTCACTGAGGGCCGCGAATTTGTTAAGCCCTATGTCAATGCCGATGCTCTTATCGGACGCAGGAAGGGGAACGGGTTCGTACTCACAGACAAAGCAGACGAACCATTTACCAGCAAGGCGGTGGATAGTGGCGGTCTTGGGAGTGTCAATCAAAGGACGGTGAACGATACACTTAACCTGACCTATCTTGGAGACTTGAATGTACTCACCTTGCAGTCGGCAACCACCCTTGTCAATCTGCGGGAATGTCAGACTATCATAAGTTCCACGCCCTTTATAGCGCGGGTATCCCGGCTTCTCTCCGCTCTTGACACGGCGGAAGAAGGCTTGAAAGGCGAGTTCTACTCGTTCCGAAACGTTCTGCAAAACCTGAGAATGAACGCCTTTAAGTTCCGGGTGAGACGCTTTCCACTGAGCAATGTGGTTGTTCTGCGTGTTACGGGAAAGGGACTTACCTTGTGTTTTATAGAGTGCGGTTCGCTCAGTGACAAGGCTGTTATAGACTTGACGGCAAATATCCAGCGTTTCTGAGAGCGCGGTTTCTTGCGCTTTTGTTGGCAATATTCGATATTTTATACAGAGCGAAGACACAAAGACATACTATCACTGTTTAGTATAGAAAGCAAACAGTGGGATTAGTCCGGCGCGGATCGTCCGCGCGGTTTTCTCCACCCTACTCTATAAATTCGACTAATTAACGACCTGATATACTGAGAAACACAATGATAACCAGAAAAGCCTACAGTTTGAAGGGTGTTTCGCTGGAAGAGAACTGTCTGAAAGCAAATACCTCCTGCATGGGATACATGGATGAGGAGCAGGACGTTATTTTCCCCTCTGCCTTCAAAAAGGGGGGATGCCTCCCCGATTTCCTTACGAACGGCTTTATCGCCCTGTCCCATGATTGGGCCGCGCTTCCTATTGCCATGCCAACAATGATTCGTGAGGATGGCAACATGCTTTATTCAGAGGCGGAATATCATTCCACAGAGGAGGCGCAGGCCGCGCGTACTGTCGCAATGGAGCGTATGGACAAGGGGCTAACGGTTCCGGTATCTATTGGCTTCCGTATCGGGGATGATATGGGGGATGGTTACTCCTATTTTGAGAACGGGCAAAAGTTGTTGGATTTTGCCGACAAAAACGGCTACGACCTCGGATTATTCGACACAAAACAGATTAAGAAATGCACATATTTTTGCCGTGGTATTATGACGGTGGCAAAATTGTTTGAATGGAGTCAAGTAACCGTTCCGGCGAATCAGCGCGCGTTAGCCGTTGATGCAAAGGGGCTGAAAATTGCCTCCCTTCTCGAATCTGGTCCTGTCTCGTTGGAGGAAGTCCTTTCCTCACTGCCGGAGGGTTCCCCGCTTGCGCTCCGCGTGAAAGGGGTTATTACCCAACTGCATCAACTGAAACGGGACGGAATAGCGGCGTGTGGGGATGGCATCCTTCACACCGAACGCGGTTTTGAGGAATTCCTGCGGGACGCTGGCTTTTCCAGAAAACTTGCAAAGGGTATCGTCACGGTGGGATTGAAGACGGCTCTGCGGGATGCAGGGCAGACAGAAGCCCCCGACGATAAGCCCGTATCTGCCGAGACTCTTGTACGAGTTAAGCAGTTACGCATAGAATCCCTCCGGCGGGTAAATACGGAGCGGATTGCCCTTTAACTCACTGGAAAGGTGTACAAAATGACTCTGAAAGAGTTGTATGCCGCCTGGAAACTTAAAACCCTGAAACTGTCGGAACTCCTGAAAAAGGGGGATGAACTGACAGAGGCGGAAGTAACCGAGGCGGAAGCCCTCAACACGGAAATTGATGCCCTGGAACCCAAAATGGAGGCAGCGAAGCGTCTGGAAGCCGTCCATAAGGGACTGTCCGCGCGAACGGCCCTGATTGAGGGTCTGGACATTGCCGGTGCGGGGGGAACGGTGGTAGCCCCTCCGGTCGGCGGCCTAAAGAACGGCGACAATCCGAATGAGGATGGCGACGATACGGACGACGGAACCGGCTCTGTCTTTGCGACGGCACATACTACCAACAAAAGCACCCAGTACAAAACGGCGCTGAAGTCCGGTAAGGTCCCTGCCTATGCAAAACAGGCGAAGGTGCGCAACCTCCCCGATGGCGAGATTGCTTTCCGTATGGGCATGTTCTTCCTGGCATCCCTTTTCGCCGATCCCGGCGCGAAGAAATGGTGCAAACTTAACGGCATTGAAGTTAAGTTTATGCGGGAAACGAACAATACCGCAGGCGGCTGGCTGGTACCGGAAGAGTTTGACACGATGCTGATTATCCTCCGGGAGCAGTACGGCGTCTTCCGTAAATACTCCTACATCAGCACGATGACCTCGGATACCAAGTCTATTCCCCGCCGTAAAACGGGCCTTACCCCCTATCCTATCGGGGAGGGTGCGACGATTACGGAATCGGAAGCATCCTGGGACCGCGTTCTGCTGGTAGCCCGCAAATGGGGCGTTCTCGCGAAATACTCTAACGAGTTAAACGAGGATGCTATTATCAACATGGGGGATGACCTCGCCGGGGAAATCGCCTACGCCTTCTCCAAAACAGAAGACGATTGCGGGTTCAACGGGGATGGTACTTCCACGTTCCATAAGATTGTCGGCCTCCGGTCCAAGTTCAAAAACCTGGATGCCGCCCGTACCAATATCGCCGGGCTTGCGATTGCCGCTTCCGGGTCCTGGTCTACCGGTATCACGCTGGCAAACTTCAACTCCGTGGTAGGACTCCTGCCCGAATATGCCCGTGTGCGCTCCACGCCGACCTGGTTCTGCTCGCAGACCTTCTTCAATACCGTCATGGAAAGGCTGATGTTAGCAAGCGGTGGCGTCACAGCGGCAGAAGTGGCAGCCGGGCGACGTGAGAAAACTTTCATGGGCTGGCCCGTGCAGATTACCCAGATTCTACCTGCCGCTTACGTTGCCGATGACATCCCGGTTATTTTCGGCGCGCTGGACCTCGCGACCACCTTCGGAGACCGGCGCGGTATGACAATTGCCATGTCCGAACATCTGAACTTCGCAGAGGATGAAATTGCCATTCGCGGAACAGAGCGGTTCGACATCAACTGCCATGATGTCGGGAACTCCACGGCAGGCGGTGTGACAGCGGCACCCGGCCCGGTCGTCGGACTCCTGACCACGTAAATCTGCGGGAACGCCACAGAAAGGAAAACTAATTAAGTGATTGACACGCAGAATCTAATGTTTGTGCAGGCCATTCCGCCACAGTCGCCCTCCTCTGCCGGGGATGCACAGCAGTTTGTGGTAGATACCGCAGGGTATGAGTTTCTTACCTACGTCTCCTCTATCGGTACCGCTGTTGCAGGCTTCGATGAGTACGCGGCGCTGGAATCCGATACAGTGAACGGGGTCTTCGGAACCGTGCCGAACTCCGCATTCGGAGCCAGCCCGAATACCACATCGGCCCCTCTGCCGACCGGTACCTCCGACTTTACGAACGGGGCAATCTTCATGCCCCTGTTCGGACGGAAACGGTATCACAAGTTCCGGGCAAAAGTCGGTTCTGGTGGCGCGGTGGGTATCTCCGTCCTGGCGATTCTCTCCCGTGGGGAGCAGGCACCCTCTACCGCAACCCTCCGGGGCCTTGTGCAAGGGCAGGTTATCCTGTAAGATAGGTTCAGTCAACGGCTGACTATAACGCCGAAAAGTGAAACACCTCCTCCGATAGTCTCGGAGGAGGTGTTTGCTTGTCAAACCTGATACGAGGGGGCTGTTATCGCCGGGTTATTGTTTTCGTGAACGTCTATAGACTGAATCGTTTTAGGGATTCCGTGAGTATCCCGGTTACGGTATTGCTCCCCGGCAGCCTCAGCCTCTTTCCGGGTTTTACTCACGGCGATCAGTTGCGTGTTACCGGACTCGAAAGTAACGACTGTGAGGAAGTTACGGAACATGATAGGCACTCCGTAGACTTTGTACGGCTTTGTCTCGCCATTCTATGTAGCACTGCATACAACGGCCCTCGTGGAGGTATAGGACCGACTTGTGGCAGACACGACAATTGCCCACTGGCAGGGGAATCAAAGGCAGTTCATCCAGCGATTTCACCGGTCCCTCGTACCAATGAGAGGGATGAGGATAGATAGCCCTGCTCATATTGTCTACCCACCAGGCCGCGCCAGTAGTAGGATTGCCTACCCAGAACGCGGGAACAATCTGCCTGTCGCACAGAACAGTGCGAATAATTTTAGGTTGGTAGTTGTCAAACTTGGGGACTCTCAGGGCTACAGGAACCCATTCCCCAACAATCGGCGCAACTATGGAAGTTTCCATTTTAGTAAGTACCTTTCTCCTGGGCTACTTTGTCTGCTGTGGTAATTATGGTGAGGTTTGCCGCCAATGTGACAAACCACATACTACCCCCTAATGATACAGCCACTTTTGGGGAGTCTGGTTTGACTGCGACTATTACGCCCTCCTTACCAATAACCCCTCGGAATCCTGATGAAATATCAGCATCACCGGTAATACGAACGGTATCTCCTATCTTCATGCCGGTAAGTACCTTTCTTTCTCCTGGGCCAATGCCGCCTGCACTAAGCCCGCTTCGCTGCAATTCCGGCTCAGCCAGTGGGCATCCCCCAGGGTCTTGCACCCGATCAGCATAAAGAGCCGTAACCTATCCATTGCTTTTCTGATTTGCATTTCGTAACTTTCCTCGTGGTAGAGGGAGAGGCCACAACCTCTCCCAGGATTGCTTTTAATCGAAATTAAGATACAACCATGCGTGACCACCCGGTATTCGAGGGCAGGTGATCGCGGCGTAGGATGGTTCGATACAGCAGAGTTTGCCACCGTTTGCTCTGACGAAATCAATAGTGGCGCGGAACCGGGCAAAACAGGAATTCGCCGCGCCTGGTTTGACGCGGTGGTAGGTTTTCCCGGTTTCGGGGCAGGTGAACGTTTCGGTTTTTTCCGTGTGGATGGCAGGAGTTAATACAAAACTCATTTTCGTAAGCACCTTTCAGGGGGAGGATTGTCCTCCCCACAATTATAATTATAATACATATCAAGGGGATTGTCAAGAGAATCCAAAAATAATTATAGGGCCTTCCGGTTGACATCCTGCCTGATACCCTATATGATTTTGATATGGTTACAGGCAATACAAACCAGAACAAGAAACCGGAGGAGGGCGGCTTTGCAGAGGTACGGCTCCTGAAACCCTACCTCCGGGGCAAGCCTGGTGAAATCCTGACCGTCTCCACCGGGGAGCGGGATAAACTGGTAAAGGATGGGACTGCCCTCCCTCTAATTTCCTCACAGCCAGAGGGTAGTTCCGCCGCGAATTTTAACGATCCTACAAAGCCGATGAACAAGCGGGTAGGCAGACCTCCGGGGAAGAAATAGTTAATGGCTAAATTAACGACCTCGGCTCCGGGGGCTATTATCCTTCAGGCCGGGTACGATGCCTATACTGATACCGGGCATACGACTCCGGCAACGACCGATGGCGCGTTAGTAGCCGGTTTCTTTGCTACCGGGCTGAATCTGGTACAGGCAACCAGTAACAAGCGTTGGATCCTCAAAACTGCCGGAGGTCCCCCTGGGCTGAGTGGGGCAGATGGGTACTTCCTGCGCCTGGATGGTTCGCTCTCCTCCCTCACGGATGCGGCTGTTACCTGGGGGCCGTCATACACCTTATTTATTGTGAGTAAGTGGAATCGCCGGTCTGCCTCCCTTCAAACACTTTTAGAGGCAAACGGAACCTATACGTATTATACTTATAACGCCACCGGACACTTTACGCAGTGGGATGGTGCTGCCGCAAAAGACCTTATTATCGGGACACAGGATCATTGGGCTATTCAAGGGGTATCGGAGAATGCCGGAACGCTGACTGCCTATCGGGATACCTACGTTGCTACCAGCGTAGTCGGGTCTGCGTTGACAGCACAAACGGGCGTTACAATTGGCACTAAGACTAACCTCACGCAGCCCTCGCAAGTAGATATACATTCGATAATTGCAATACCGACAGCGGTTTTGTCAGCGGGAAACCTTGCCCAATTATTCACGGATGTTGCAGCATACTTTGGTTCTAATCCTTTCCCCGTTACCGGGTCTACTCCACTTGTCCTGTGGGAGGGGAACAGCCTTTTCGCGGCAGGTTCTAATGCCTCAGATACCGCGCATGAGCAGCAGCAGGTAGCACGCGGCTTGCTGACCGGTACCCTGCCGGACATTCGTTCCGTGGGGCAGGCCGGGGATTCCATGTCCCAGATTAGCGCACGGGCCTCCTATATTGACGCATACCCGGCACTCGTAGGACGGACACGGGCAAATTCGGTACTGGTAGGCGGAGAGGGTTATAACGATTCCTCGGCGGCAGCGGCTTTTATCTCCTATATTCAAGCCCGTGTCGCGGCAGGGTGGGGACGTATTATCATCATGCTGCCCTGCTATACCTCCGGGTGGGCCGGGGCCGGAGGGGATGCTGGGGTAACAGCCTGGTATAACACCATCAAAGGAACTTCCTTTGCGGTGAATGTCGCCTTTGCCGATTATCGCGGTGGCGGATTCGGCGGCTCCTATGCAGGCGGGGATTTCTCGGATGCCGTTCACTGGAACGATACCGGGCATGGAAAAGCAGGCGCAATAATCGCGGTTCCCCTGCAAACGGCGCTGAATGCCCTTTTGCCCACGTCTTCGGGTCTGATTATAGTTGGGGATAGAAACACACATCGTAGGGGACTTAAAGCACGGCGATAAAGGGTATCGTCGGGAGGTAACTTGTGCCACAGTATCAAAAAGGGGTAGCGGCTCAACTGCCGTTTGTCATGCGGGATTCCACCGGCGCGCTGATGACCGGCAGGACCGTCCTTGCCCATATCAGCAAGGACGGTTCCCCGATGGGCGCGGTGTCCAGTGGCACGGCCCCTGCCGTGGAATTAGAGGGCGGGGGATACTACTTTAACCATAGCGCCGCTGACATGAACGCCAATTCGGTAGCCGTGCGTTACTTTGCATTAGGTACCCCGGCCTGCGCGGACACCTTTGAATTTATCTCCCCGGAGGCGGATTTAACAACGGCTGTTGTAGCAAACCTGACGACAAAGGTAAATCAGATTCCAGCGAACCCGGCTGCGGTTGGTTCCGCCATGACCCTTGCAGCAGGCTCTATTACAGCCGCCGTTATCGCGACTGATGCGGTAGATGCGGATGCGCTTGCTGCGGATGCTATTGTTGAGATTGCCGCAGGAATTTTGACTACCGTTCTCACGCAGGCATATGCTACTCTGGGGGCTGCTCCCACACTTTCTCAACTGCTATTTGAAGTGCGTTCCTTACTTGCAGAAAAGGTAATCAGTGGCACTTCCCTGATAGCAAAGAAACTGGACGGCTCCACGGTAGCGGGCATCTATACTATCAATGATGCTACGAACCCTACCAGCATTACAAGGACGCTATAATGGGTACAAGCGGGTTAATAACCGGTTTAGGTTCTCCCAAGTCCCTTATTACCAACCTGTTAGGGAGCGGCGGGAATACCCCTGCTCCTCCGGCTCCTGCGCCTGTTTTCCCGGAGCCGGTACTCTTCCCGATTATCTCCCCATCTTACTATGCCGCGTACCCCTCAGAAGCAGATGTACTTGCCTTGCTAACCTCTGCGGGGATGATAACCGAGGATACGGTGACAGACCTTCTGCGGATTCCGGCCCGTCTCAATGGCCTGATAGGGCAGTTTGAGCAGGATACCGGGTACGCTCCATTTCTGGCGACGGGCGTTCAGGAGACCCGGAAATTCAGACGCGATTCCCCCTCGCAGTTATGGGATATGCTCGGTGGCATCATTCCCGGCAGCATTACCCTGGTGACGCACACGGGTCTGTTTGACGAATTCGGTACTACCACTTTCACCCTCGAACCGGAGGAGTGGTACACAATGGTTCCCTATGACCCGGCCCCCCGGAAACGTCCCTATGAATACCTGAAGTTGGCACATCGAGGGAAAATCGGGGTGATTGCCGTTACCGCGAATTGGGGCTACTGGACACAATTACCGGCGGAGGTATGGCAGGCTATCCTCATGGGGACAGCGGCCCTGATTTACCCCTCCATCAAGAATGCCCTGGATGCTCAGGGAGGCGGGCCGGTCCAGCGAGTGAAGCGGGGGGAACTTGAAGTCGAACTTGCCTCCACACAGGCAGAGCGAATGGCCCTGTATACCAGTTGGTTGGGGGCCTATAAAAGCACGGTTGCTAATTATCGGCGAGACCTTATCTATTAGAGGGTCCGAAAGAAGGAAAAATGCTACCCGAAAAGATGATTATTGAGAACTCGGTACGTCCCCTGCGTATCGGGTGGTTTTCCAATTCACCCCATGCCCCTTCCGGCTACGGCCAGCAGACGCGCCTGATTGTCTCCCGGTTGCAGGAGTACGGGCATAAAATGGCCCTGTTTGTGTCACATGGCATCCAATTCGGAGCCATGCTGATAGGAGATATTCCCTGCTACCCTTCCTCCCATAACCCTTCCGGCGATTGGTCTCAACATCTGTTAGGCCCATACTCTCGCCACTTTGAAGCCGATATTACCGTCTGCTTTCTGGATGCCTGGGTTCTGAAACCCGAACTCTATGGAGAGGGTGTCCGTCCCGTGATGATGTTTCCGATTGACACGGAGGGCATTCCCCCGTCTACCCTGGATCGAATACAGAAGGCATGGGCGCGGATTACCTACTCAAAATTTGGTTATGAGCAGGTCAAGGCTGCTGGCTTAGATAGTTATTTCGTGCCTCATGGAATTGATCTTCAGGCGTATCAGCCAATGGACCGGGAAGCGGCCCGAAAACATGCCCTTCTGCCCGATGATGGCCGATTTATCGCGGTGGTCGTGGCGGCAAATAATGACCCCCTGCCGACGCGCAAGGGATGGGAGCAAATTTTTGACGGCTGGCGACGGTTCAAGGCGTCCGGTCATCCTAAAGCAAAAGACGCTCTCCTTTACATCCATACAAATTTGAATGGGCGAACCAATCTTGAGCATCTTGCGCTGTCCTACGGGTTCAACGATGGCAAGGCAATTGCCTACTGTGACCAGTTACAGCAATACCTCGGATTCGATACCGAGTTTATGCGTGCCACTTATGCCGCCGCTGATGTTTTGCTGTGTGCCTCCACGGGGGAGGGGTTCGGATTGCCCTTATTAGAGGCTCAAGCGTGCGGGACGCCGGTAATCGCCCCGGATTGGACCTCCACGGGAGAATTGATTTTTAGCGGGATGCGCATGGCGAAACGGCTCGAAAATCGGTTTATGAATAACCTTTTCGGCTTCCAATACCTCGCCGACCCGGAAGTAATTCGGGAAGCCCTCTGCGCCTTCTGCGATGCCGAGGCGGAATGGCCGGAGTATCGTCTGGCAGCCCGTGAGGGAGCCTTGCAGTACGACATCAATAAGATTGTCCTGACCCACTGGCTGCCGGTGCTGGATGAACTCAAAACGCGCTGTGAGGAGGAAGACGCCGAACATCACCGGGTACGTCTCGCGAAATCCTCCCCTGGAGAGTATCGGGATGCTGTCCTATCGGAGGTGCGGGACCTGCCCCTTTCCTCACAGCCGAAGGTGGTACTGGTCGTGCCGTCGTGGAATGAGCGGTGTGGTATCGCGGAATATTCTGGCTTCACAATGGATGCCTTGCAGAAATCAGGTACCCCCGCTGTCATCGTGGAAACGACTACTGCCGCTTGCGCGCTTGCCCGTCAGTTTGACTCCGTGGAGTCCGTTATCCTACAGCATGAGTACGTGTTTTTTGATAACCGGTCCAATCGGCTCGGTAGAGGGGAATCCACCATCGGGGCGTTTCGGGAACTCCTCAACCTGAAAAAGGAAATGAGTCAAAAGGGAGTGCCATTCAAGGTTAGCGTCCTGCTGCACACCGTCTCCCCCCGACCCTACGAACGCGGTTTGAATCGAATCATTACCCAGTTTATTGAGGAGGGACTCCCGTTCTACACGACCTCCCTTTCCGGCGCTACCTTCCTGGGTGTCAAAATGTGTCCGCTCGGTGCCTTCCCGATACCCGGTAAGAAGTACCACCCTGACGGCTCCCGTGTTACCCCGGATACCCTGACTATTGGCAATTTCGGTATCTATGGACCCCACCGGGACATCTCCGGTCAGGCGGCCCTTTGCCATGAAACAAAGTCAAGGCTTCTCGGTTCGTTCTATTGTGACAGCATGGTCAAGCGCGGGGAACTCTATACCCTGCTGTCCGGCGTTCCCCTCGTGGATACGAAGTTATGGACCGATTACGGAACGCCCCATGACATCATGGACCGCTTGCAGGAGGCAGACATCCTGTTCATGCCCCGGCCCGATGCGGGTCTCTACTATGCCTCTGCCTCGGTCTTAATGGCCCTCAATGCCCTTAAGCCGGTCATCGTCAACCGTGCCACCTGTTACGAGGATTTAGGGGATTGTGTCCTGTATGCCGATACAATGGAGGAAGCCGTCAAGCATGTAGAAAACCTCCGGGA